TAGTTGTCATTGAAGACTGATTATGCCTGCAGATAGTGATGTATATCTTGGTAATCCGAATCTAAAAAGAACCAATGTTAATATTGAGTGGACTCAAGAAAACATTGAAGAGTATTTAAAGTGTAAGGAAGATCCCGTATACTTTACAGAAAACTATATCAAGATTATTAACTTGGATGAGGGTCTCGTTCCATTCGAGATGTATCCTTTCCAAGAAAAGTTAGTAAAGAATTTCCATGAAAACAGATTCAACATCTGCAAAATGCCACGACAGTCGGGTAAGTCAACGACTGTTGTATCTTACCTTTTACATTACGCTCTTTTTAACGATAGTGTTACCATTGGTATCCTAGCAAACAAAGCAGCAACTGCAAGAGAACTTTTGGGTAGACTACAAACTGCATATGAAGCACTACCTCATTGGTTACAACAAGGTGTTGCAGTTTGGAACAGAGGTTCTATTGAACTAGAAAACAAATCGAAGATCATTGCTGCATCGACATCTGCGTCTGCTGTCCGAGGCATGTCGTTCAACATCATCTTCTTGGACGAATTTGCGTTCATCCCAAACCATATTGCAGACGACTTCTTCAGTTCTGTATATCCTACTATTTCGTCTGGTAAATCTACAAAGGTTATTATCGTTTCTACCCCCAAGGGTATGAATCACTTCTACAGGTTATGGCATGATGCCGAACTTGGTAGGAATGAATATGTAACTACTGACGTTCACTGGTCAGAGGTTCCTGGTCGTGATGAGGCATGGAAAGAACAAACAATCAAGAACACGTCAGAAGCTCAGTTCCGAGTTGAGTTTGAATGTGAGTTCCTTGGATCGGTCGATACTCTAATCGCTCCAGCTAAACTCAAAGCGATGGTCTACGATGAACCAATAGGTAAAGGACAAAAGGGAGGAGAGATATATGCTTCTCCAGAAAAAGACCATACCTATGTTATAACAGTTGACGTTGCCAGGGGTGTAGAAAAAGACTATTCTGCTTTTATTGTTTTTGACACAACTTCATTCCCATATAAAGTAGTTGCAAAATATAGGAACAATGTAATTAAACCAATGTTGTTCCCAAATGTCATCATGGAGTTTGCAAAAGCATATAACAATGCATTTATTCTCTGTGAAGTAAATGACATCGGTGATCAGGTTGCAAGTATTATCCAATATGACCTTGAGTATGAGAATCTACTCATGGCATCAATGCGTGGACGTGCTGGTCAAATTGTTGGTCAAGGATTCTCTGGAAATAAAGTACAACTGGGAGTTAAGATGTCTAAGACTGTTAAAAAAGTCGGTGCTCTTAATCTCAAAGCAATTATTGAGAGTGATAAACTACTAATAAGTGATTACGATGTTATTGCAGAACTTACGACTTTTGTAGAGAAAGCAAATTCATTTGAGGCAGAAGAAGGATGTAACGATGACTTGGCAATGTGTCTGGTTATTTTTGCTTGGCTGATTGTTCAAGACTACTTCAAAGAAATGACTGATGATGACATCAGAAAAAGAGTCTACGATGATCAGAGAGATCAAATTGAACAAGATATGGCACCATTTGGATTCTTAAGTGATGGTATTACTGAGGAGAGTAGTTTTGTAGACTCTGCTGGTGATCGATGGAACGTAGATGAGTATGGAGATCGTTCGTTTATGTGGGAGTATCTGTGATGGACTTGGATGATGAATTTAGTTTAGGTCATCTAGTTTTACAAGAAAGAAGATGTAGGTCATGCAGAAAAACAAAAGACCTTCTTACAGACTTTTATAGAACAAGAAGAGATAGAACTACGTTGTCTGCCTATTCATATGAGTGTAAAGAATGCACAAAAAAACGAGTTGCTGATGCAAGAAAAAAGGTCGTAGATAAAATGGTAACAAATATCTTTGGTAGATGGGAATATCCTGACTGGTAGTACGTTCATGCATTGTTTCCCCACTTGAGCAAGAGGAATTTCTAAATAATCACAGGGAAAATGAACTTCTTCAAGAGGAACAAACATGGCGTTAAATTTAGTATCACCAGGCGTCAAGGTAAGGGAAGTTGATCTTACTATTGGAAGAATTGATGATGTCACTGATCAGGTAGGCGCAATTGCTGGTCCTTTTGCGAAGGGTCCAGTTAACGTTCCCATCCTGGTTGAGACAGAACAGGATCTACTCGCTACCTTCGGAAAGCCTTACAGCACGGACGACCAGTATGAGTACTGGATGACAGCTTCGTCCTTCCTTTCTTACGGTGGCGTATTAAGAGTCGTAAGATCTAGCAACTCGTATCTGGCAAATGCTAACGTACCAGTTGGTGTTGCACTTACAAACTTACAAGTAAATTCTACAGAAGATTACTACAACAATCACACGACCGATGGCGATTGGTTGTATGCAGCAAGAAACCCAGGATCTTGGGCAAATGACCTAAAAGTTTGTATTGTTGACGGAAGAGCCGACCAGAGACTGGCAATCGGTACAGAGGGTATCGGCGTTGGATACGCTATTACTGCTGGATTCTCCACTTCTGTTGCACTAACAAACGGAACCGTTGGCGTTCAAACTGGATATCTAAAGGGTGTCATTACTGATGTCCATCACGGATCTGTTGATGTTAAAGTTCTTTCCAAGTATGTTGAGGGAGAGAACAAGTGGTATGAAGTTGATTATGAAGAAGGTTCCAGCACTGGAGCATTCCTAGGATACGATCAAGGACTTCTAGATCACGTTGCTGGTCTCGCATACTCTGAGAGTGCAAACCACGCAAACCTTTATAGAGTCTTTGATTCTTCTGGTTCTCAAATCAGAATGGAGAGAACGAGATTCCAGGCTGCTGTAGGTGTTGGTTCCACTGTCATTGACTTTAGTGCTGATCTAGACACTTCTAAGGTTGCTATTGGTGACCAAGTTAGATCCCTAAACGGAACTTACACAGGTCAAGTCGTTGGATTTACAACCGCTGGTGATCCAAACGATACCACTGCACTGATTATGGACACAACCGCTGGTGTTGCGTTCGCTAATACAGACTTCATTGTTATGTCTGGTATTGGTAGTGGATTGTCGCTAAGACAAGGTAACACAGTACATGACTGGTATAATCAACAGACTCTTGGACTGAGCAACAGCACAGTTTATTGGAAGTCTATTGCACCAAAACCAGCAACTTCTGAGTACGCTAAAGAGAGAAGTTCCAGATTTGACGAACTACATGTTCTTGTAGTTGATGACACTGGTAGAGTTACTGGAACTGCAGGTAATATTGTTGAGAAGTGGACTGGACTTTCCAAGGCTTCTGACGCTAAGATCTCCCCATCTACCGCTGTATACTATAAGGACTATATCGCTCAGTTCTCCGACAACATTTTCGTTGGTGCTGCACAAACTGGTATTGGTCTGAAGTATAACCTAATGGGTGCTGGATTCACAGTCGATGAAACTGGTACTTGGGGACAAGAAGCACAGGGAGTTACCTTCAATGGTGCTGGTGCTCAAATCATGAGTCTTGCAAATGGTAATGATTACGGTGGAGTTGGTAAATTCGAAGTAAGTCTCGGTGATGTCATTGATTCCTACACAGTTCTCGAAAATCCTGCTGAGTACACTGTCAATTACTTAATCAATGGTCCTTCTGGTGGTTCTTCCATCTATGAAGCACAAGCTAAGGCGAACAAATTGATCCAGATTGCAGGCACCCGTAAGGATTGCATCGCATGTATTTCTCCATACAGATCTGGAGTTGTTGGTCTAACCAACAGTGACAATCAGACTGACAACATTGTCAAGTTCTTCGATAGTCTGTCTTCGAGTTCTTATGCAGTGTTTGATTCTGGTTATAAGTACATGTTCGACAGATTCAACAATACCTTCAGATACATTCCCCTGAATGGTGACATTGCTGGTCTGATGGCAAGAACATCCACCACCTCTTTCCCTTGGTTCTCCCCTGCTGGAGCACAGAGAGGTGTTATCAATAATGCAATCAAACTTGCATACAATCCATCTCAAGCACAGAGAGATATCCTTTATCCTAAGAGAATTAACCCAGTTATGTTCTCTGCTGGTGCTGGAATGATTCTCTTTGGAGATAAGACCGCTCTCAAGGAAGCATCTGCATTCGATAGAATCAATGTTCGCCGTCTGTTCCTCACCATCGAGGCAACAATCGAGAGAGCTGCAAGAGCTCAACTGTTTGAGTTCAACGACGTTCTAACCAGAACTAACTTCCTCAATATTGTTGAACCTTACCTTCGTGATGTTAAGGCTAAGAGAGGTATCACTGATTTCGTCGTAGTTTGTGACGAGAGCAACAATACACCTGACGTGGTTGATGCCAACCAGTTTAAGGCTGACATCTTCGTGAAACCTGCGAGATCGATCAATTACATTGGTCTGACCTTCGTTGCCACACGCACTGGTGTAAGTTTCGATGAAGTCATCGGTACTGCCTGATTTTGATCTATTCAATAAATAATTCACGAAGAGGAAAACACTAATGGCATCAACCAACAACAACGCCCCAAAAATTAAAGACAGGACTATTGAGGATTTCAAAGGGAGACTCATTGGTGGGGCCGCAAGGCCTAACCTGTTTGAAGTTGAACTTGCTTTTCCATCCTATGTAAGAGCAAATACGGAGACTCTCCGCAACTCTAGATTCTTGGTAAAGGCTGCAAATCTACCTGCATCCAACATCAACGTTATTGACGTTCCCTTCAGAGGAAGAAACCTCAAGATTGCTGGTGACAGAACATTCGATGTCTGGACCATCACCGTAATCAACGATACTTCTTTCGACATCAGAAACGCTTTCGAAGAGTGGATGAACGGCATCAACAAGCATGACAATGCTACTGGTGTTATCAACCCCGCTCAGTATCAGAAGGATGCGTTAGTTTATCAGTTGGGTAGAAACACTCAACAGAGCACTTCTGGATTCCCAAGCAACATCAAGTCGGGTCTTCCTTCTGGTGGTGCTACTTATCCAGTTCTCAAGAAGTATGTCTTCCACGGCGTCTTCCCAACGAACGTAAGTGCTATCGAACTTTCGTATGATTCTTCCGATACTATCGAAGAATTCACCGTTGATCTACAAGTTCAGTGGTGGGATGCATACGATGCAAACAATGATAATCTCTTCAGCACTGAAGAGCAGCCAATTGATACCCCAGATTCCCAGGGAAGTTGATAGATAAATAACTGGGTAAAGCCCCAGTTCTTTTGATAGATGGCTAAATTATTTGGTTTTAAGATTAAGGAAGACGACTCCCAGTCAAAGGGGGTCGTCTCTCCTGTACCTAGGTCCGACGAGGATTCGTCGGATTATTATGTATCTAGTGGTTTTTATGGGCAGTACGTAGACATCGATGGTGTCTACAAATCAGAGGCTGATTTAATTAAAAGATATCGCGAAATGGCACTACATCCTGAGGTGGATGGAGCCATTGAAGATATTATAAACGAAGCAATCGTTTCCGATCAGAACGATTCACCTGTACAGATTGATCTGTCAAATCTTCCTGCTTCGGAAAAACTCAAGTCACTTATCAGAGAAGAGTTCAAACATGTAAAAGAACTCTTGGATTTTGATAAGAAGTGTCATGAGATTCTAAGGAACTGGTATGTCGATGGCCGCGTTTTCTATCATAAGGTTATTGATATCCAAAAACCAGAAGATGGCATTAAAGAAGTAAGATATATTGATCCTCTTAAGATCAAGTATGTAAGAAAAATCAAAGAAGATAAGAACTTACAATCTACAATTAGTAGAATACAAAGAGGATCGGAACCACAGAATATTCTTAATCCAGAAATTGAAGAGTATTTTCTCTACGATCCTGGTGCTACCCAAAACAAAAATAATCTAGGAGCGATTGGGCAACCTCCTGGCAATGGTATGCAAAAGGTAAAGATTGCACCAGACGCAATCACCTTCTGCCATTCTGGACTGGTAGATAGAAACAAGCAAACCATTCTATCATACTTACACAAGTCTATTAAGGCACTCAATCAGCTTCGTATGATTGAAGATAGTCTAGTCATCTATAGATTATCTCGTGCTCCTGAAAGAAGAATTTTCTACATTGATGTTGGTAATCTACCAAAGATCAAAGCGGAACAATACCTTCGTGATGTTATGAACCGTTATCGCAATAAACTGGTTTATAACGCAGCGACTGGTGAGATCAAAGATGATCGCAAGCATATGAGTATGCTTGAGGACTTCTGGCTTCCACGTCGTGAAGGTGGTCGTGGTACTGAGATCACTACTCTTCCTGGTGGGCAGAACTTAGGTGAACTGTCTGATATTGAGTATTTCCAGAAGAAACTATACAGAGCACTTGGTGTTCCTGAGTCTCGCATTGCTGGATCTGGAGAAGGTTTTAACCTCGGTCGTTCTTCCGAAATTCTTAGAGACGAAATTAAGTTCACTAAGTTTGTTGGTCGTTTGAGAAAGAGATTCTCCAATGTCTTCAGCGATATGTTGAAGACTCAGTTGATCCTTAAGAATATTGTCACTCCAGAGGATTGGGATATTCTCTCCGATCATATTCAATATGATTTCATCTATGACAATCATTTCTCCGAACTGAAAGAAGCAGAACTCCTTAACGAAAGACTGGGAGTTGCTGCTGCTGTTGATCCATATCTCGGTAAGTATTTCTCTCTTGAATATGTCAGAAGACACATTCTGAAACAGAAAGACGAGGAGATTATTGAGATCGATAAACAGATGGAGAAAGAGATCAAAGACGGTAAGTTGATTGATCCTATGGAGATGGCAAATCTAGAAATGGCTAATGCAGCTGGTATGGATTTGGGTGCTCCAGTGAACGAACCAGGTGTGGATGGG